TGTGGTTTTGACGGGAATTCCCGGCAAGCGTTTTCGTGTTTATGCCTACATTCTGTTTTCGGCGGCTAACAATTACTTTATTTGGAAATCGGGCACTACCGCATTAAGCGGACAATTGCACATGAGTGCCAGCAGCAGCGCGGCAATTCACCTTGGAGACAACTGGCCCGGTGGTGGAATGCCCGTGCTGCAAACAGGGGCCGGCGAAGATCTAATTTTGTATTTGAATAGTTCTCACGTTGTCGGGGGCCACATTACATATCAGGAGATGTCGGTATAATGGCCAACATCTCAGTCGGGGCTGCCCAAGCACTTTCCGATCTTGCCGGTGGCAGCACTAACGGCGGATTGACTCAGGAGCAGGCGGCAAGATTCTTGTCTGCTGCCGTTCTGTTAGTCAACCGCCATAAAGTCCTTTTAAGTAAGCCTGTAGTGGCCGTCCGCACGCGGAATGGTGGCAGACGTGTGACAGGACGTTCGAGCCCCGGAGAGTATCCACGGGCAGACACCGGCATGCTACGCAACGCAATTACAATCGATCCGAAAACGACTCTTGAAGAAGTCATGCGAACAGCTCACATCAAGGTGGGAATTCGCAGGCGCGCATGGTATGGCGCATACTTGGAAGTCGTTTACCAGCGACTGGGCCTTTCGCATACACTCAGGAATATGCTGCCACAGTTGCAGGCAATTGCTGGAATGCCTTTACGTTTTGTTACCGCGCAACTTATGAGGGAATGAGATGGCAACGTTTAACAAGTACAACATTTTTGTCGAAAACGTGGCCGAGAAGGTACACAATCTTGGCTCAGACGTGTTGAAAGTTGCCCTGACTAACACGGCACCAGCAGCGACCGATACCGTCTGGAACACAACCGTTTATCCGGCTCCCGTAGCTGCGAACGGTTACACGGCAGGAGGAAATACTCCTACAATCACCAGTTCGTCTCAGACCTCTGGAACGTACAAGCTTGTGCTAGGTGACACCGTATTTACGGCGACGTCTGGCGGTATCGGGCCGTTCCGCTATGTTGTCCTTTACAATTCAACCGCATCAGGGGCCGTCATCGGCTACTACGACTACGGGTCGTCGATCACGCTTGCCGACACCGAAACCTTTACCATCGACTTTGACGCTACCAACGGCGTGCTAACAATCGCATAAGGACACACCAATGTCTGAGATTAACATGGGGAACGGCAACGTTTTTGACTCAGCCAATGGCGCAATTGATCAATCGGATCACGAATTGACATTGGCCCAAGCTATTTTGTCACGAGAAACCGAAGTTTACCAATATCAATTAAACGTTTTTAATTTTGAAACAATGTTAGCGGGCATGGCGGATTTGATTTGGCCAAGTCATTTATTGCCATACCGTGGAATGGGGCGAGAAGAGCTAGCCAAGAACGTTCTGCATGATGAAGATTTAGACTTGGCGGCTGAACTTATGTTCCGTGATGAACTGCGGAATCGGTTACGAACTGAAAAAATTGAATTGAAAAAGACAACGCTTATGTTAGCCAGCTTGGTTGGGCAAGCAACTAATCTTGCAAAAATTCGGGCAATCATTGTCGAACTGAAGCGGGCTAAGTAATGCCGGGTTATGTTGGCGTTGGCAGCAGCAATTCTGTTCCCGGAATCAACGTCTACAACTGGAACCGGTTTGGAACATCGGCCGGTTGGGGTTCCAAATTTGCTAATCCGGCAACTTCTTCCGGCAACGTTCAAAAGATTGCTTTTTCCTCGGCCAAAGATTTTGTTGTTTGCGGGAACGGATCAACTCCGTTCATCAACGCCTACTTGTTTTCCTCCAGTGGTTTTGGTGCTAAGTTTTCAAATCCGGCAACGTTGCCAACAAGTTCAGGGCTTGATATTTCTTTGAATTCTGCGGTTGTGGCGGTTGCTCACAACTCAACTCATGTTTCAGTTTACCCAATAACAATTTCAGGATTTGGGACAAAATTTGCTAATCCGTCCGGCTTTTCCGGGAATGGTCAATCTGTTTGCTTTTCTCCCAATGAACAATATTTGGTGATCAGTTCAAGGAGCCTTTCACCGTACATTCATGCTTATGCTTGGTCAAATTCAACTGGATTTGGAACCAAGGTTTCAAATCCGGCTTTTTTGCCATTGGCCTATCCTGTCCGTGTTAAGTTTTCGCGCGATGGAAACCAGTTGGCGTATGTTCACAATACAACCTCACCTTATTCGTTTGCTTATCGTTGGTCCTCTGGCTTTGGGACAAGAATCAATCCAATCGGCGTTTCAATATCATTAACGGTTTACGATTTGGCTTTTGGTCAAAGTTCTGCGGTTTTTGCCGGGAATGCTATTCGTGGCGGGCCTTGGACAAGTTCCGGCGTGACTACCTCAACAACAATGCCAACCGGGGCTCCAAATCCCCCTACCAATGGTGGCAATGGTGTCGATTTTAACAAGCTAAGTAATGCTATTTTTGTTTCTCAACCTTCCAATACAACCCCATACGCTTTCACTTGGAGCGATGTTTTTGGCTTCACAACTTCAACCGTTTATTCTGCACCTTCAACTTTGCTTGGTTCTGTCGCAACAACGATTTGCGGGACTCGCGAAGATTATGTTTTAGCGGCTGATCGAGCAACTTTTCTTTTTACCGGCGTTGCGGCGACTCTAACAAAATCAACGGTTGCTGGTTACACTCTTATTGCCTCAGCCGGATCTTACAACCTGACAGGTAAAGCAGCCGGGCTGGCTATTGGTCGCAAGGTAACGGCCGCACAAGGCACATTCAGTCTGACTGGGGTAGCGGCAGGACTAAAAGTCGGCCGTGTTGTCACGGCAACGACTCAGTCGTTTACGCTGACCGGCGTAGCGGCAAATCTCAAAGCGGCTCGCACTATCACCGGTGCGGTACGCACGTTTGCCTTGACAGGCATCGACAACCGCTTAGCCGCCACTCGCACAATCACGGCAACGGTCCAATCTTTTGCCCTGACAGGAATTGCTGCGGTACTTAAATCTACGCGCACTTTGGCGGCTACGGCCCAATCTTATTCTTTGGCTGGAATTGCCAACCGACTTGCATCGACTCGCACAATCACGGCAACCGCTCAATCATTCAGCCTGACCGGATACAGTGCCAATCTTGTTGCCACGACATCTAAGACACTGTTTGCAGCCACTGGGCACTTTGCCCTGACGGGAGTAGCAAGTCAATTCCTTCGCAGCTATGTTGTTTCGTCCTCAGCAGGCACATTCTTGCTTGCTGGTCAATCCACCCGACTTGCAACTACACGCGCCCTGACGGCCACTATTGGGCCGTTTACGTTGACAGGCGTAGAGGCGTCTCTAACTACTCAACGCCTTGTCGTATGCGCCAAAGGAACGTTCACGCTAACCGGCAACAATGCCGCTCTATTGCGCAATACGCCTGCTGAGGCGGGCTCTTTTAGTCTGGTTGGGTATCCAGCCGTTTTGAGAGTTGAGCGTTCTATAGCGGCAGCACGGGGCACGTTTGCGCTAGCCGGAAGTGCGGCTACTCTGATACGCAACTTTAACCTACTTGTTTCCTCAAGATCGTTTGCGCTAACAAGAATCGCTGCTGCTATTACTACTTCGAGGAAAGTCGCACCGGATTCAGGAAGTTTTACAGAATCCGGAAAAACAATTGGACTCTACTACGGCCGTGTTGCGCTAGGGGCAACTGGGCAATTCCTTCTAACTGGTGTTTCTGCAACTATAAATCGCACTCGCAGAATCCGAGTCGACAACGGCCAGTTTTTTTTCCTTGGATTAGGGTCAACATTAGTCGGGCCGCCTCCTCCTGTAATTCGCGCAATTATATTAAACGAGGCAACCGTTGCCCCTATTACTACGGCAGAATCTGTAACGTCGTCTTTGTCGTTGCTAGGGGCTGACGGATATTGTTACGAGTATGCGTCGCTTCAATCAGGGCCGGTTGAAAGCGTAATCGTTCTAGCCGAAGCGATCATTGCTCCTGCCACTACAAGCGAGATTGTAGTATCATCGACTTCTGGATTGGGTAGCGATGGATCGTGCCACGACTACACATCGCTCTACTCGGAGGCGCCCTGATGTCTACCTATTACGTCGGCGACACTATCCGAGTTGCGGCCACGTTTCGCAATCCAGCAAACGCTCTGGTCGATCCTACTACGGTGACGTTAACGTTTACGCTGGCAGGAGTGCCGACCGTCTACGCCTACGGCACTAATCCTGAGTTGACCAACCCTACAGTCGGCAGCTACACCCTTAATTACACGGCGGCAACTGCTGGCTCGGTTTCATACGTTTGGGAAAGTACCGGAGCGTCTACGGTGGCGCGCACTGGTGGATTTACAGTGCTAACCTCACGGGTAGTGCCGTCCAGCTTTTGGACTCCTGCTGGCGATCATTTAGTGTTTGACAATCTTGAGACCGTCTCGATTACCGACCTTGCTGGCGTCACGTCAACCGTTCTCCGGGTGTTTAGGCTGCCAGCTAATCTGGACACCGGAGGAGCTGGAGCGTTGACCGCATACGGCACAACGACTCAGTGGAACATGTGGATTCAAGAGTGTCCTACTGCGCCTGAGATCAACGCCTTGATCACTGATGCATATGGGCGCAGGTACCGAATTGATTCGGTAGTACAATCTGTGGTACAAAACATGTGGGAGATCAGTTCCACGGCTGACGCAGGGCACGCATTGTGAGTGTTTACTGGGACATCCTGATGAGCATCAAACAACGCCTTGTGGGCGTTATGGGTGACAATCACATCAAAGTTCGCAAACGTGCCATCTATCTTGAAACCGACACTCTTCCTACGATTATTATCTCGCCAGCAGCCGAAAAGATTGATCTTGAGACATTTAGCCGACAGGTCGCTTACTCGTACACGGTGCAAGTAACTCTAGTTCAAGCAGGCAATCGCTTATTCGAGCAGGACGTGCGCGACTGGCTCCTGCTGAGGCAGCAGATCAGGCAGGCTCTGTATCAGCCAACGTTGCCCGATATTGAGAATATCATCGGCATGGAACTGGACATGCAGCCAGCGTTTGAAACAGTCACCGGTAACACATCGAACTACGATGTTTCTGGCATGAGCGTCACCTACCAAGTCCTAGAGGAGCGCACGACATGAGCGTAGACATTAGTGGAGTCGTTGGAGAGATTAACTGGTCGCAATCCAAGACCAACACCGCATTCGTAAAAACTAAACAGGGACCGGACAAGATAACGGCGTCTTTGGCACCCAGTACTACCACATTTAATCGCATCTACGCCGTCTCAGGAACGCTTGCCGCATCAGCAAGCGTCACTATCGATTTGCAGGGCGTAACGGATTATCTTGCTCAATCGTTGACGCTAACAGGCATTATTGCAATCATGATGAAAGCTACGACAACGGACATGATTTACTCGCCCGGTGCCACCAACGGGTTGACGTGGTTTCTAGGTGGCACGTCTCCGACTCTAACAGTAAAAGCTGGCGGTTTCTTTTTGGTCGGTGATGGCTCTGCCTTTACAGTTTCGGGCTCAGCCAAAACTATTAAAATCACCAATGCAAGTGGTGCGGCTTCTGGGACGTATGAATTAGCCTTAATTGGAGGACAGTAATATGCCTTTTTACTCAGGCAAGCTAGGGTCAATTTCTGTTGGCGGCACGACGCAACCGCTAACAGAATGGTCTGCCGACATGAAGATGGAGGTTGTCGAAACGACCAATTTTGGTTCTGGCGGTGTAGCAACCAACGAGGCTGGAATTGCGTCGATTGAAATCTCAGCCAGCGGACCGTATGACGGATCAGCAGGAGCGTCTCCGGGCGACAGCGCAGCCTTCATTCTGTCAACATCGTCTGCTGCTGGCGCGCCAGCTTTTACCGTTACAGCTCGCATCTCATCAATCAAGATTGATCAGAGCGTCAAGGACGTTGCCAAAATTAGCTACTCTGCGACTTCTAACGGCTCGTTTACGGTTGCCCCATAATGTCGTTTTTCGTCGGCAAACGGGCCGCTGTTGTTATCTATTCCGAGGATAGCAACGTGGCCCAGATTGGTAACATGACGGAGTGGACTCTCTCCGTCGATGGCGAACGTGTGGACATTAGCGACTACGACTCTCGAACGTACAGGGGCGTAGTCGGCATGCGTACTGCAACTGTGACCATGCGTGGGCCGTACCCGACTCGCACGGACGTGATTGGTCTGGGCAACTCAGTCGGATATTCCATCATGCCCGGTCACATTATCAGAGTGTTTCTGTACCTTGATGAGACAGAAACAATATGTCCTCCGTACCAGCTACAGGTGTTGATCGACAAAATGGACCTGACGACTGATGTCAAGGGCGTCGTACAATGTACCATTAGTGCAGTATGCATCGGCAACTTTACTGATGCGACTAGCACGGATATGAATACCGAACCATTTATGTTCTGAGGTGTGTATGAGCGGTGGGACAGTCAGTCAAAGTCTAGGCGGTCAATCGTCTCCAATCCTTGCGACGATCGGTGGCAAGCAGTACAAGTTTAACTTGCTGACTCAAAAGTCAAAGTCGGCCTTGGAGCGCATTATCCAAGATCGAGTAAGAAACGAACTGGCCGTCAGCAAACAGGACATGAGCGACGAGGAGTACCGACTCGCATACGGTGCCTACATGGACAGAATCAGCTCTGGTGCGTTTTCGTTTGGCGGTGTAATCTGCCGCACCTTCCTGACCTCAAGCTCCGGGCTTGAGGCTTTGTTGCGAGTGCTGGCAAACATTCCGGCTGAGGACGCAAGCTCTATGCTGATGGAGCACGCCGAAGAAGTCGGGCAAATTATCGGACAGGTGTTTTCAGAATCTTTCCCCAAAGCCCGGAGGAATGCGGACCCTCTTCCGGGCGACGAGGCATCCGCGTAATCAATCCGCTGGCCATATTTGCTAGCCTGACAGACGAGCCGTATTTGCTGAGTATTGACCAGATTGGCGACCTGACTGATTATCAGATCTGGAGGATTTACGGCAAGGACAGAGACGAGAATGGAAGGGCCAAACCGATACCCGGCTCGTTTGGACCAAGCCAGCGCGAGACGCATCTAGTCGATGAAAAGTGTCAGTTTATCAATATGGGTCTTGCGTTAGGAATTAGACTAGAAGAACTGGAAAATTCTTGGAGAGCAAAACATGGCGGGAGGGGTTGACATATCTGCCGCCGGAGGAAGCCCACCCGCATCAGGTGGGCTAAAGCCATTAATCACGGCACTGGATAAATACCAACAACAGCTCAATGCGGTTTCCAGAGCGATAGAGGGTGCCGCTGAGTCAAGCGGGGCTACGGGTGGAAACCAAAAGGCCCCGGAGGTTCTTGGACCCAAGACTCAGGAGGCAATCAATAGACTCGATAAGGTTCTGGACAAAGTCAAAGCTGCCATGGAGGCACGTGACAACGCCAGTGCCAAAGAGTCAAAGGTCATCAGCACTGAGGCCGCTAACCCCACGTTTGATGGTTTGGCAAGGGCAATGGAGGCGACCGGCGAGGCAAATAAGGCGGCTAATGCTTACGCAGACACGCTAAAAGAGCTGGCTAAGGCACAGGAAGATTTTAGGGACGCTCAGGAATCCGAAAAGCAGAAAACCCAGCCTCCTTCTGTACCGTTGCCTCAGCCAAAAGTGGATCCACGATACAATCCAGACCTAGACTACGCCCTTGGCATCGGACCGAAACCAGAGCCACCCGCTCCTATTGCCGCTCCAGTGCTACCAGAGGCCGCTGTAGCGCCGCAACTGCCGCAACCCGTGCTACCGACTGTTCCTGTAACCGCTGCTCCCACAGAGGAAAAAACAGAGGCCCCTAAAGAGGAATCAAAAGCTGATCCTATTAAAAACGTGATGGACCAGTTTGGCGACGTTTTTGCAGGCATTGGAGCCGAGTTAAAAACAGCGTTGACAACTCTATCGGGCATATTTAACACAATTGGCGTAGAAGCAAAACTGCTTGCTATTGCTGCCGAATCTGTAGCAATCGCACTTGAGCCAGTAGAAGACGTATTTGACGCACTTTCCGATGCGGTCCGTCCAATTGCAGAGGCGTTTAAAGTGCTGCTCAGTGTCGCACTGGCCCCTATAGTAGGCGTGCTTAAAGTGTTTGGAAGCTTGCTCAAGCTGCTTACGTCAATCTTGAAGCCGGTCATCGCCATCGTTAACGGTTTCGGCATGATCGTAGATGCAATTGCAGAGGTGATCGAATCTATTGGAACACCAATGGAGATCGTCGCCATACAGATCGAGATGATCGCTGAGGTGTTTGCGTCAATCTTTGGCAACGTGGCCACAATTGCCAAGTCCATGAAAGCCCCTCAGGTTGCGATCCAAGACGCTTTTAAGAACGTCAAGTCTACCATCGCTGACCTGCTGATCAATCCGATGGGGGCCATTCCCGACCTGATGAGCCGCATTCGTGAAGCTATCGAAACGTTTAACCCCGGAGCGATGATTGAGTTTGACTTGGCAATGCGCGACCTGATGGCCGTGTTTGGCGAAGCCCTGCTCCCAGTAGTCAAAATTGTTACCGGTGTTATTCGCAAGTTTGCCGACACGCTCCGACCAATCTTGCAAAAACTAGAGCCGGTGTTTTTGAAACTTGCTAATTCAATCGGCAATTTCCTGCTGATGAATATAGACAAGTTTGCCGAAGCTATTAAGAATATGATACCGCTGCTTGAAATGTACATGAATCGTATGCAAATGGATCTTCAATTTCAAAGACAAAAACAAGAAAAAGCCACGATGAAAGCCGACCCACTGTCTGAGACACTTAAGCGTGCGGCAACGGCAATGGCCCCACAAAAAGGCATGCTTGGTGGCACGTTTGATCGGAGAGACGAGGCCGTAAGAATTGAGTGGGACATCAAGGTTCCAATGATGAAAGAAATTGATGCGTTAAAAAAACAGGGATTAGGAGAGGAAAGCCCTGAGATCAAAAAGAAAATGGGCGAACTTGAGGCACTTGGAAAGCTACAAAACAAACTGTTTAACGAACCATTGTTAAACAAGCGTGCAGAATTCTTAAAGGCAGTTCCGGCAGATGAGGCGTCAAAAGATACCAAGTACACGGAAGCTAAGAACAAAGCAGATATTGCGGCGGCTACTTTGGAAACCAAAGCAAAAGCTGGAGTTAAGCCTTCTGATCTCGGCCCAGCGATGAAAGATTTAGCCGACTCACTGGGAGGGCTAGACGCTGAGATGGATCGCATGATACAGGCTCAGGCTGGCAAAGGCTCCGCACAGGGCCTTGCGGCCGCACAAAATCCAGCCTTCAAGTCTATCGCCGACCTGTCACGCGACACGATCTTAAAAGCATTTACAGCCACTAGCAGTCAAGCTCAAATGAAGGAACAGCAAAACAAGAAAGCCGTAGACAACGTGGCTAATCTTCCGAACATAATCCTCCAAGGCGTTCAAGCTGGCATGAAGGCCGCAATGGAAGTGCAGCAAGCCGTAGCGGCTCCTGCTCCAGTAGCTCCAGCTCTTCCTGCACCAGCAGTCGCAAGGTAACAACATGCCACCACTAGACAACATCAATGCCGCCACAGAGAGGATCGCCAGCCGATCTGTTAGCAACTCAGGATTTAGCCTGAGCGAAGGCGCACGGGCCTCGATGAAACTAATTGTTACAGAAGACAAACTAGAGTCCGCAATCAAGGAGGCAATGGGGTCAACAATTCCTTTGCTAGCCGGAATTCAGCGCAAACTTCCAGTCGCGCATCCGCACTGGCAATGGTTGTTCTGTGAGCGTATTAGCAATATTGAGGGCGTAGAATTTGACAGCAAGATTGATGCGACTGAGGAAGACGTTTTTTTTGACACGCAGTCTGAAGCACCGCCTTTGACTTACTACGCACGATACAAACGCTACGAACTTTCGTTAGATTTTACTGCTAGGCCGTATGCCGTTTTGCCCGACTCTTCAATCAAGACGTTTACCGAAACTTGGACTACCGAAGCGGGTGCCGTCGAGATCAAGGAATACGCTGAAGAATTTCGACGATACACCGAATACAGACGCATACCGTCCAGTGAGTTTCTGACCGCAGAAAACGGTCAGATGATCTGGAAGATGGATTCTAACCCGACACCTCCACCAACAGTTACGTTGCAAGACAAAGCCGTAGCTGGCGGACAGCTCCGTATGCTAATCCGGTCAGCTCAGATTGAATACAAGTTTTACGAGGTGCCGTATACGTTTATTACAAGCCCTAACTCGTTTATTGCGCGGGCCACTGGTCACGTCAACATCTTTGACTGGAATAATCACAAAGCTGGATCGCTCCTGATGCTAGGAGCGGCGGTAGACAGAGTTTACACTCCAATATTTCCTCAATGGATTGAGACGGCGGGTGGTGGATATATACCGTCTCAGCAAAAGCTGTGCGACATCACGTTTCAAATGCTAGAGCGAGATGAACCTCCAGCCATCGCTTATGCTGCCGCAACCGGCAACGATGTGGCATACGGCCACAACCTACTGTTTAATCCTCAGACGGCCAAATGGTACTATGCCGTTAACCAAAACACGGGAAAGCCAACGTACCCAGCGTTTCCGTTTTCGCTCCTTTTTGCCAACCCGGATCAATAACATGAGACTTGTATCCGCCGATCCAAAGACAATTGTCAACACAATCCCCGGTGGATACTCCGTTCGTTACGTTCCAGACGAAAAAATCCACGCCAAAATTAATGGCTCCTTTACAATTGGGGCTATTACATTCTACACATGGTCAGAAGTGCGCGCATTACTTGACGGCTCAGGCTACGAGGTTGTCACTGGAGGGCGCACTGGTACGTCTACGGCCGCATACGCCTCTGAAATCAATGGCTCGTCTAGCGTGGCGACAAACACTATCGTGGTCCTGTACAAACGCATCATCGCAGATACCACTTCGTTAGGGGCGGGTGGATCAGTAGTGGCGATGTACGAATTTGCTGTTGGAGGTGGAGGAAGCGGAGGAGCGGTCAGTAGTGTCCAGTGCGTCGGCAATATTCTTTACGTAACTTACGGGTGACCTATGCCGACTACGATACCGTTTACATGCTACAATTTTCCGGGTTCTCAAGGTGAGACAGCGTTGCCAAAACCTTGGCCGTGTTGCGGCTGGGCTAACCCTCCAGCCTCGTTATCTGGCACATACCGGTGTACATCTACTCCCACGTTTCTGTGCGGCGGAGAGCCGACTACAACAACTGCGTTTACTTTGCTACGCAACAATTTGTGCGGGGCGGTATATCTATACAATGCCGTTGGTATCAACTTTTACGTTAACATCACGCTATCGCTTTGCACTGAGCCAACAGGGGCGATTGTTGGCAGCATTGGAAGCCCCGGCCCCGGAATATGGACGCCCGACTCTACAGGCAACGGCTGCTCGTTTGTTGGCGGCGTGTACAATTTCGTCCTTGGTGGCACGCTCCAAAATGGTGGGCAAGTCCTGAGGATTGATTTTAACTCGGTGAGCATGTGAATGGATTTACGGCTAACGCAATAGTGCCTGCAGACTGTTACCGCAAAGTGACGGCTGGTAGTGCGTTTCCTTCCGTCTCAATGCACGTTCTGATCCAGAGTCGAGAGGCAACAATGCCTGTTGACGATCAGTCTGGATACTGCGGCAATGTAATGATTCCTAAGTATTCTACAGCAGCAGACTCTATGGACGCAGTTTCTTATGGGTTAGACAATAGCGGTGTCTCAATCTCTTCATCGCTCAAGTTTGACTTGGCTGACGTATCAACTTGGGACGCAGTCACTATTGCCCCGTATCCAAGTCAACCTGCTTACACGGTCAAGTTTTACGGTCCACGATTCAAGTCTCCGCTAACATATATTCGCCTTACAAAACGGGACCAGACAGTTTCTCCGTTTGAGAACCTTAATTCTGTAAACTGGGTAGACGCTACAGACACAACGTGGGGTCAAGACTGGCTGGGAAACCTTATGCCCGGAGGCTGGTGCTACACTAATCGTGGCGTATTAGAGCCGATGAATGGGACAACGTACTGGGAGGATGCAAGGAAAACTACAGATCCTCTCAATGCGGTCGACAGAACAGGTGTCACAACAATACATCAAAATTGGATGCCGTTTTGCACCCCGATAACAGCGTACAATTCTTCAGGCACATCTCAGGGCACGTTTGACGGACTTGCGTTTATGATATTTTGGAATTTGGCTGCGGTCAAAGATCCACGCTACCCACCAGACGATGCTGTCGATCAAGTAACGCTTCCAATTCCGAAACTAAGCCCTTTCAAACAGTTGCTCAGCTTTGAAGTCTGGATTTACATGACCGCTAACCCAACGACTGCTGGGTCGTTCAAGTCGCCTCGTATTGCCCGTGTTCGTTATTGGACTTACACCCGCATACGAGGAGATGGCAACTCACCGTTTGACCCGTACCTGTTTTTCAACGCCTCAGTTGGACCTACGGCGTCATTAATGATTCCGGTTACATTCCAACTACTTGACAATGCCAACAACCCAACACATCTTGCAAGCAAGTTGCAGTACATTGCGTTGTCTGGACTCAAATTCGCCGTAGGTGCCTGATGCCAACAATGACTGCTGCTAAGGGCACGTTTATTCTAAACGGTCAAGCCATTCAGTTCATTAAACGGTTTCAAGTCGCGCAGGACATATGCGCGATCGCTCCGACATACAGCACTCCAGTCACGTTTGATTGCTCGCTTGCTTGCACGGCTATCGGTTGGCCGATGCAAATGGGTGTGCTAACAATGAACTTTTACACTGACGACCCGCTGTGCCCATCAGCAGGTGTGCATTCGTCTCTATACATTCCGGGCCAAATTGTTTTGCCGCTCGCCTGTATTCCCGGCAACCCACCCCCTGAAGGAGTGTGGCAAGGTCGATCGTTTTTCTCGTCAGTACTAATTTCGGGGCCACCTCAGTACGGCATGTCGTTTCGATTTCAAGCCGTCATGACTGTAGAATTAGACGCCAGTGTGACCGTATCTGTGACCATGGAAAGGCTTGTACCAAACGCTGAATTTAGCCCACCACCACCAGACGGATCAAACGTATACGTCACCTGCGCAACGTGGTCGCAAAACCTAGTGCGGTATCTGGCACCGGGAGCGGATCCACTCGCCCGTAACATTAATTGGACTATGACAAACTCTTCCTCAGTTGCAGTAGTTCCAAGCGGAACCTATTGCCAAACAGACATTCACTCAGCGACCATGAGTGTAGTGCTAATTCCGTTTAAGCTGGGTTGCAACGGAATGGCTGACAACGTTACCCCAGCCGACTGCTCACTAGACACCGGGTATCGAACGTATTCGTGTATGTCCGTGTTGGTGGAGCCAATAACGGCAAACGCTTGGCCAGCTCAATGGATACAAATGGGCACGAATAAACCTCTAGACTATCGATGCTTTAATGGCACCAATTCACGAACGGTCTCGCCAGTTGCAGCCGCAAGTTTGACTCCATCGCCAGCGTATCCACCAATAGCCGAGCTACTAAATTGCGGCTGCTCAGGAGAAGACCCAGTCAACGGTGACAAGCAGCAAATACAGTTCGGAATAGCCGCTGGATATGAGGTCGTTTTAAAATCGGTAAACAAAGGCAATCCTTGCCTTGCCATTAGAGTTTCGGGTGCTGGTAATCCATGGACCGTTGACACATCCTACAACGTGGACGCAACAATACTTGCTGACACTGGGCACTACGTTAGGCGCGCAAGTTTTCCCTCCGTTTCTGGATCGCCCAAAGTGGTCGTGTACGGCATGGAGTTCCCCTCTGGCGTGCTTGCTGAGTGCGTGCCTATTCCATCGGAAGGAATGCCCGCTGTAGATAGAGCCGTCCAATCGGAATCGGCACCGGCTAAGATGGAGCGAACGGTTGCAAGGGCAATGGTTGAAAAGATGCGCCTCGTCCAGACCAACCCCTGTGTTTATTTAGGCGAACCGCTAGAAACCCAAGCATCTTGTGGGTGTGGTGGAGGGGGCGTTTTGCGTAAATGTAGCCTACATGGTAAATGTAGAGTTAGCGGGAACACCGTGGATCGTAACTGTTGGAAGTGCGACGATTATTCGTCGTCTTAGGAAAGGTAATATCATGGACCCTATTGCCATTATTCGTGATATCGGACTTCCAACCGGGACGCTTGTCGCCGTTGGATACGGCATATGGCAAGGAACAGCGTGGGTTGCAAAAGAGGTCATTGTACCACTGAGGGATAGGCACTTCGCTTTTCTTTCCTCGCTCGAATCGACACTATCCGCTATTGCTGACACTCAAAAAACACTAGCATCAGAGTTAGAGCGTGTTTCTGGAATGATCAAATGCCCTCGTCAAGAATAGGAGCCCTACATGTTGATCCTGCTGTTAGTGTTTGCGCAGGCCCCGTCCATTAGTTTGCCTCCGTCTATACAGGCAAAACCGGGCCGTCTGATTCAAATCGTGGCCAAGACCGATGCGAAGACAGTTCGCTGGTTTTTGTCGTCGCCTGCTGACGCAGACCTGATAATCATGGAGAGCTCTAAGCAAGCAATCTTTTCCGCTATGGAACCGGGAAGGTATCGTCTAGTCGCATATACGGCCTCTGGAGACGTCCCAAGCGACCCGGCTATATGCGACATTACTGTAGGATTGACGCCTTCTCCGGTCAATCCTACCGACCCTCTAGCGACGTCAATTTCGGCAATCTGGGGTGCTTTAGACGAACCAGAGAAGTTGGCGTCAAAGGAAGGTTTAGTCCAAGCATACAAAGCTGGGCTAGCATTAACATCAGATCCAAAGATTCTTGACGTAGGCGCGTTTAATGCTTCGCTGATTGCTTTGCGCAGGGCGCGTGTTGGCGACTCACGGCTGGTTACTATCAGGGACAGGATATCGGACGAATGGGCCACATTAGGCAACGATCCTAGCGCACCGTTTACAGCAGACATCCGACTCAAAGCCGCAGCAATTATTAACAGAGTAATTGCTGCACTGGAGGTACTACGATGAGCTTGTATCCAGAAGGATGGTTTCCATTCCCAGAAGAAGTTGACGTGGTGCTGGCCGAGATCCCGGTGCCGTTTTTCGATGGCACGCTGGCAAACGGCGTGTATGAAGAAGACATTCCTGAGCGGGTAGGGTTGTGGCAAACTTATCAGCAAGTGACCGGCAAACCTTGGCCATCGTACAATCAGGGAACCGTAGGGTCGTGCGTTAGTTTTGGCACTGCGTCCGCTATTCAGGCTACCCTAGCAAGCCAAATTAAAAGCCAAGGAGACGTTCCGCATCTAGTGCAAGAACAAATCTACGGTGGCAGTCGTGTAGAGATTGGGAAAAAGAAACTAAGTGGGCACGATGGATCTATTGGAGCTTGGGCCGCAAAGTGTGTGCAGCAATACGGTGTGATCCCGCGTGGTACTTATGGTTCGTATGATCTTAATCAATATTCAACAGAAAGATGCAGAAACTGGGGCAACACCGGTATACCAGACGATCTTGAACCCGAATGCAGAAAACGATTAGTCAAAACGGTAACGCTCGTAAAAAGTTGGGAGTCGGCAAAAAAATGCCTAGCATCTGGTTACGGTATAGCGATATGCAGCAATCGTGGATTTAAGACGACTCGAGACAAAGACGGGTTTGCTGCTGCTTCTGGAATATGGCACCATTGCATGGCGCTGATTGGTTATCAGCTTGCTCCACGACAAGGCGGATTTATCGTGAACTCTTGGGGACCGGCAGCGCACACTGGCCCTAAGAATATGCCAGACGATCCGGATTGCGGATTCTGGGCCGACGCCAGCGTGGTTGACAATATGCTAGCGCAAGGCGATTCGTGGGCGTTTTCCACGGTCGAGGGTTTTCCAGCACGACTAGATTGGAGGATCTGATGTTCACACCGTATCCGACTGAGTTTCCGCAAGAAGCTTTGATTATGGCTCTAGACTTGACACGCGGCAAAGTTGCCGGAACACCAGAAGCGGTTCACGCCTGCTGGAACGTCGCTGGTTACGCGTTGTCCAAAACTATCGGATCTGGCCCAGCGATTACGGGCGCTACAGGCGATTCAGATGTCGAGGTGATTGAACAGGCATTGCTGCAAGGACCAGCATCTCAAGTAACCCAAGGCCTATTCCCGTGGGGACTGGTCGTGACAATTATGCTCAAGTTGCTGGCTCGTTACGCGGCATGATGAAATTCATTACGGCGCTGTTCCCATCGTGGGCGACTACTCCAAGAAGTCCACGATGGCCTACGGTGCGAAAAAGGTTTATGGCAGGCCAATCGTGTCAAGCTTGTGGGGTCAACAAAGATCTGGAGTGCCACCATATCAAAGCTTTTCACAAGCATCCAGAGTTAGAGCTAGAGCCGTCTAATCTGATTGCCCTGTGCAGAGATTGCCACTGGTTTATCGGCCATCTGCAACACTGGGATCAGACAAATCCCGAAGTAATCGCCGACGCTCGTTATTTTCTCAAACGGTGTCAAGAGGTGTTAGGTCCTGAAAAAACCAACCGATCAGGAACTATCCAAGATCAGTCGCGAACCTGACCCAGTTCGTGCTCTTAAACCTTGTCCGCATCCACCGGGCACCGATGGCAAGATCCAAGAGTTGGCCAGACGATACGCCTCAGAAGTCAGTTTGTGGCATCCTGAAGACGCTAAACGAAACCTCAATTAATTCCATTTATTCAAAAAGCCTAGGTGGGGGTTATTTTCTTTTAATTAATGGCCCAGGCGATAGAGTCTATAAATAATTAACACACCCCGACCGATAGGGGTGTGAATTATTTAATTAGTCGGTACATGCGATCTTTGACTGATGCCTCGCTGTCCACTAAAGACACTTTGCCCTCGCTTATCAATTGTTTTAATCCTTTGCGCAATATGCGAATGTTCCCACCAGTCCAATGCTCAGTCGCCTCAGCCACAATCTCTGGAAAGCGTTTTGACCCGGTTGTCAACGATTGGCAAATCAAGTCTAAGGCTTTGTTAAGCAGGGCTGGTTTTCTACCACGTTTCGCTGGAACGTACGCGCCTTTCATTTTTGATGCGTCAACACCGAACAATTCTAGGTGTCGCTCAATCGCATCGGACACATGCTGTCCAATTCCTGATCCGCTATTTGCCGAAAGGATTTTTAGACCCTGCCGAAGATTTTTCGGAATCAGGCAAAACATCGGCACTTTATTTGACTCGGACATAATTCTCCCCTTCAAACTGCTCCCTTATATAGTTTATGGTGTTTCGGTTTTTGCACGCTAAAAAACTTCTAGAAATAAAGTTGACACCTTAAACGTCCGACACTATATATATACAGGGGACAGAGAGACTGATCCTAACAAGGAGTGTGACATGAATACTTTGGAATACAATTTGGCTGTAGCTAACAACATGGACCACTGGGTCCCCGGCTGTGGCGGCACTGAGGAGCCGTTTCGTGCTCGGTCGGGTGTCAGACTACAATACTGTTTTAACCCAGCCAGACGGCAGCACGCGTACATTCTGCTGTCAACGACTCATCGGTTGAAAACCGACATCGTGCTGACTCAGGAGCAGGCCGAGGCCCACCTTCAAATGATGGGGCAGTAAACATGGCGTGTTTTAAGTGGCATAACCAGATCCTAAAAAGGATCTGGTTTGACAAGGCGCAGAAGCTTTGGATGTGCGAGTGGCTAGATGCCTCAGGCGACGAATTGTTGCCACCGGAATATGTCCACTCGGGATTGGAAGCGCGCACATGGTTGAAAGAGATTCCTGACTCGGACTGCCTAAGGCGTAGAGCCAGAACAGCAGGGCACCAGTATTGGTCGGTAGTAGAAAAAGTTTTTGAAAATATAGAAAAGACTAGTTGACACCCAGCCCGTTTCGTATTATATTAAAAGTGTAAGCAAACGACTGACGGAACCTAACAAGGAGTGTAAGATGAAAGCTTTGAACGCAGGCGACTTGGTAGTAGGAAACGACGTATCAATCAACTGCCAAGGCAGTGAGCGCATTGTAAGCGCCAAAGTGATTTCGGTAGGAAAGTTTAAAAAGCCCGGAAAAACTCAAAAAACCAGTGTCAAGCAGATGATTCAAATCGAGTACGTTATGAACACTGAGTGCGGCTTAATTACACGCCAACAGCCGTTTTTTATTGATGGCTTTAGTTTGACGATTAGAAAGGTTTGATTTTTCTAACAAGGAGTGTGTCATGCTAATTAAAAAGTGTCATCATATGCAGGTCCTTAGCATTGTAGGAATGTACGGAACTCCGAGCGATGGGGTGCTGCTGAAAGGTCGCGTAGTGTTTTTTCCGGGCAAGAAAACTTTTGGGTTTATTGTAAACGGAACTGATGAGTCAGAGATGAAAATGCTTTGTCGTAACGAGTGGCACGTTACCATGTGCGAACACATGTACGAGCACTTAGCTTGCAATCAAAAATAATTTTTAATGACTCTTGCAATCCTAACTTGGCCTCTATATATTAAGAGTGTCAGCGCAACTTAGCCTGACACGACTTTACAAGGAGTGTTAAAATGAGCAATACGAAACGCAAGTCGCGCAAACTAATTGCGGCCGAAGTTCTGGGTATTGATTTTGCCGAGCTATCTGAATACCAGCCAAGTTTAAATTCAGATCGTTTGCCAATCTACGACTACGGCAATCTTGTGGTTGTAGTCCTGCCACGGGACAAACCAAACAAAATTGAGGCAGCGTTAGAAGGCCGCAACTGGACTCAAACACGACACTACGACAAGTCGGTTGACGCAACGGTCTACGAAGAAACCTAACCCGCTGACGAGGCCTCGGCAGAGGTCGAAACGGGGACCGCCACCCGTCCGGGAGCATTAAAACGCAACCGACACACTGGGTGGGGATGCCGTCTTCTGCCAGCTCGTTGCTGGCGGGGGGAAGTTGGGCACGAATTCTTTGTACGGCTGCCCCCACTCGGTGTTTTTTACAAGGAGTGTTGACATGAAAACGACCACATATCACATCAGCAACTTTGGTCGCATGGCGCCATCAGGCGTTGAAATAGACAACGACGGTTACGTCACAATCCACGATAGCCCACGCTACGCGCAGGCCGACAAGTCCCTGCTAGAACATTGGGCGTGCAGCAAACTGGTAAAAGTGCGAAACGCTGCTCGGACTGAGATCGCGAACAGGCGCGTAGCTGAGTGGAACGGCTGGTTAAAAAATCAAAATACTTAAAAAGATTGATTGACTTTCTACCCGGACGATTATATATTAAGAGTGTCAGCCACAACGGTCTGACGAGTTTTTACAAGGAGCGTTTGACATGGACTTCCGACCACTAGGCACGATCGACCGACAGGCTCTAATGAACGCCCTGCGTGGCAACGCAGCGGGCGAGTGCTCAATCCAGATGTCCGCAAAGGACACCACTTTCCTACGCGCGGGCAGCATCGAGGCCACCGAAACGACGGAGCGCAGCGAGCGTCAAGTCATCGACTCAATCAAGTCTGTTCCTTGCCACTACGCAGACGGTGCTAGAGCCTAATAACAACTGGTGACCGCCCGTGACCGCTCAGCTACGGCTGAGCGAGATCGGCTGGCCACCTTTTGGTCAGTTTATCAAGGAGGTTGTTATGAGTTTCCCATATCAAAAAACAGTCAAGGTTATCGGACCGGACACTTGCTGGCGAGACGTGCAGCAGGCCGCAATTGACCAATTCTGCAATGAGAGCATGTGCGATACGGCGCACGCTCTGCGCGGACACTTAGATGCAATTCGCATCAAGTTGACGGACTTAGATGTAGTCGTCCGTCTTCAAGGTGATCCCGAGTCAATTGTTGACAAGCTCCACCAGATCCTTGCGCTAACAACGATGGCTACAGCCACCGTTTTGGCTCACAAGCACCTGCGCATGACTCAGGAGGCCAGCCAAAATGACTGATCCAATCACATGCAGACCGGAGGAGGTCGCGCAGGCCGTAGACGTCCTTCGCAGCAAATATTCATACTTGGATTTTCCGCTTAAAGACCACATTCCGATTGACGGGTTGCGATCTTTAAAGCAGCACCTAGAGCGATTTAGTGACAAAGAGATTACCGCTATGTGGTGCGATGCAAGCAGGCGTAGAATCTGGTCAAACTTGATCCATCCAATACTCCTGCCGTCCTCGCTAAGAGAGGTAGGATATTGGTCTGCAAACGAGCTAATGTTTGCCCTCGAAACGTTAGTCAGGTGGTGTGACTACGAAAACGTTACTATCGGAGAATACACCGGTCGCATGTGCAATCGCAGCATGTGCCTAGATGTAGACCTGATTCTAAAGAAAGTTCGCTGGGCTCACCTAGATCGTTACGAAGAATCTCAAAAACAATCTCAGTCAGACTGGCCTACTGTATGAAGTGGACTATTCTGTTAGTACTGACATCTGTTGCGGGGTGTCAGTCCATGCGAACGGAAGTCTCGGTGACTTACCAGCATGAACACGGAACTGCAACTGTACGAATAACACGTTGAGGAGAACGAGCATGAATCTGGTTCCTAGGTTTCCAAACACCGGCTTGCAGATCAACAGCCTTGAAGAGGCGATGCGGTTTGCGGCCATGGTGGCGAGCAGCGAGTTTGCTCCAAAAGAGTTTCGGCAGAAGCCTGAGTCCTGTTTGCTGGCAATCCAGCATGGAGCAGAGATTGGACTCGGGCCAATGCAGTCGCTCCAAGCTATTGCTGTCATCAATGGTCGGCCATCGGTTTACGGAGACACGGCACTCGCACTTGTCCGGTCGTCTTCCATATGTCAATTTGTGACGGAGGAGATAACCGGAGAAGGCGACAAGATGGTCGCTACTTGTACCGCCAAGCGAAAGGGCGATCCCGAGTGTTCTAAGACAACATTCTCGGTTGCCGATGCCAAGCGGGCTGGGTTGTGGGGCAAGACCGGACCGTGGACTCAGTATCCTCAGCGAATGCTACAGATGCGAGCACGGGGATTTTGTCTGCGCGACGCCTTTCCAGATGTCCTGCGCGGACTGATTACGCGAGAGGAAGCGAGGGACATTCCGATCGACTTGACGGCTCAGGTGCTATCAAACGTCGCCCCTGTTGCCGAGTCTGCTCCCGTCCAGCAGAGGCTGGCATCGGCAACTATCCTTAAGATCTCGGACTTATTCAAGCGGTCCGGGCTTGACGCAGATGCGTGGAAAGTCGTGCTAGATTCATACGGCGTGTCTCGCACACACGAACTGACTGAGAAAGATGCAGAGGAGGTCATTGCTCATATGATGACCATGATTAGCGAAAACGAAGCAGCGAAACCAGAAGGAGGTGCAGCATGAGTCTTGAGCATTTTGACCAAGGTTTTATTCCGCGGACGTCAAGCTTTTTGCCGGGTCTAGAGTCGTTGACCGACGGCGTATGGGTGTTTACGATTCAGTCTGCAGAATTGACCAAGACGCCTCGTTCAGATGACGACATCGTCCGTTGGACCTATGACGTGGAGAACGCCCACAGAGTAGAAGCCACGACGTTTTTAAGGACTCAGGCTAATGCGAATTCACTGGGTTCCGATCTGTTTCTTTTAGGCTTCCCTACTAATACGTGGACGGTTGCAAACAATAGGCTCTTTTCGCACGAACTGCCTAAAGCACTGGCGAACGTCAAGGGCATCAGGTTTCGTGCTCAGAAGACGTCTAAAGTTGACGGCTCCAAGACGTATCACAACTTAAAAATTCTTGGACTTGCTGGCAACTCGGACATGCCTACTGAGGGACCATTGCCGTTCTAACCACGGAAGGCGAGGGGACGGCTACTCATGCCCGTCTGAGGTATCCGCCGTGATTGTGGGAACAGCCCTCGCACCCACGATTCGCACCAATGGGGTTCGCCACTCTGGTGGCGGTCGGGATCGTCTCCCGGCTGGTGTGATCCTCAATTATGAGGAGTAGGAGTTTCTTATGATTCGATCTTTGATTGCTTGTCTATTGTTCGGATCAGTCGCCCAAGCGGCTGGTGGTTTGTCCGCGCATGAGTCCGCTTGTCAATCTGCTGCCCAGTGCCGCATGGCGCATCGTGGTGGATCGTACAGGTATGAGGGTGTAGGCTTCTCCTCTAGCTCGGCGGGTCAAGCCCTTCGCAACTGCTGCTACTACGGCCAGCGACAAATTGTGGAGCAGTCAGTAGTGCGAGGACGCAACGGTTGGTACGCATGCGTGAGGTACCGATAATGATGCCGTACGACGATGACAGAGATTGGCCTGATCCGGTTTTTACAACGATGCCGGTTACGTTCGCTTGGGCGTTCTTTTGCGGGCTGTTGGTGTTGTCGTTAGGTTTCGCCCTGTACTGGTCTGTTTGGCTGGTGCAGAAAGTTTTCGAATCGCAGTAGCAAAGGAGCGTCAAGTGCTAGTACTTTCTATCCGTCCAGACAAAGACGAGGACGACTTGGTTTTTAAGGTTGCGGCGCATGATGAGACTCAGACATTTACGGTTCGAATCATTCCGCACCCATTACACAGCAATCAGGTAAAAGTCATTATTGACGCCCCGCTGAGCATCTCTGTTCATCGTAGGAGCGTACTGGAATCCGATAGGACTACTGGCTCATGAAAACGTGGGTATCAACGAGCGAGATAGCCGAACTGATCGGAACTAATCCTCAAACGATTCTCAAGTGGGTAGCAGCAAAGCTCCTCAAAAAACCAAACAGGAGTGGCGCCACTATGCAGTGGCGTCACAACGTTGTCCGTGCCATGGTGCCTAAAATTATTCACGGTGTTGGCGCCCGGAAAGCGCGCAGGATATTGCAAGCAAAACGCTTGAACCGTTTAAAGGAACTAAGGATCAGCAGGCAGATGCACGACTACTGGAGCGGTAATTTGAAAGAGATTATAAAGATGCACAAGGCGTTGTGCGAGCGAGTCGATGCTCTGGAAAATAAACTTAAAAAATAAGCTTGACGTCTAACAGTCGGAGCTTAATATATATAGAGCGGGGAACGAAAGCCCCGAACACCACAAGGAGCGTAAGATGAACGACACGATTAATATGGTTACGCAGCACTTCCAAACAGTAATCGCTGATCTTCGCGCAGTCGAAGACACGATGACTTATCGACGCGCAGACCAGAATTTGCGCCAGTTTAAGCCTGACAATGTTGCTAGGATGCGAGTCGCTCGCGCACTGCAAGCGATTGTAAACAGTCTTCCTTATAATGAAAGCCTAAGCTACTTCCGCTCAATCGCTACCGACTTTGTTGCGACCTTGCCTAAAGTTTGCCGTGACGAACTAAATGTAGAAATATCACCAACAGCTAATGACCCAGTTGTCGAAGCTACTAATCCAACTTGCGAGCGACGCCGAGCTACTTCAGCAAACGTCGTCTGGACTGACGAGGACGTTCAATCTCTCAAACGCTTTACTTTCGGTCGCTTTCAAGATGCGGAAGATAGCTCTAGGAACCTATACGAATGTTTTCTAGACAGCGATTATATGACCGTGCTCAACGAGAGCAGGAACATGATCCAAGCCAAACGAAAGGTTCGCGCGCTGTGGAAAGAAATGAACCGTAGGTTTGCAGCGACAACGGAGCCAGCAGCCGTTGAAACCGAAAGCACCTTCTTGATGGAAGAACGAGCAACGAGCGCATTGACGCTTGAATTGCCAGCATCTATGCCAAATCAAAATCTATAAAAAAACACCTTGACGCCCCTAGTGACAGTTTTTATATTAATGGCATCGAGCAGCACAAAGTTGCTCGGTGCCACACGGAGGTTTCGACCATGTCAGCTACTATCGAACAGATCGCAATTTATGACGCAATCAAGAGCAGCGATGAGAACATCGCAGTCAACGCTCTTGCTGGAACAGGAAAGACTCACACGGCGGTAGGGTCTGCTCAAGAAGCTACTGGCTCAGTCCAGTTTACAGCTTTTAATCGTCACATCGCTGACGAGATCAATCACCGACTTAATGGCGCGGGCACAGCATCTACGCTCCACTCTATCGGGTGTCGTCTGGTACAGTCTAGCGGCCGCCGTCAGGTGGTACAGGACAAGTACCGAGACATCGTAGCCAAGCAGAACCCGGGGATACTGGACAGCAAAACCCGTCGCATCCGGGAAGAGTTTACCCCGGTCCTGTCGGTCATCGAAGCATGGCGCAACCAGCTTATTCCACTCAGTCCCACTCAGGCAGATCTTAACAGGATGTGCGACGCTCTCGCTGGCATGGGGTGGGAGGCACCAGAAAACGACGAAGCCGCTCAGATGATGATACCGATGGCCAAAGCCGCTGTGCGCGAGGGCATCAACTGCAAACGCACCATGGATTTTACCGACATGATTGTGCTTCCCCACTATCTAAACCTGACGAGGTATCAATCGGAACTGATTATAGCCGACGAGGCTCAGGATTTTAATCCCGCGCAGCAGCAGTTGATCGGTCGTCTTGCCCCACGGGTGATGCACGTTGGGGATCCTAGACAAGCCATCATGGGCTTTGCTGGCGCAGACACGGACTCATTTCACAATATGACCAGACAGTTGGACTCAGTCAGCTTGCCATTGACGGTATGCTGGAGGTGCCCAAGCAGCCACCTTGACCTAGCTCGTATACTTGTCCCAACTATTCAAGATCGCCCGAACGCCCCGATCGGCTCTGTAGTCAAAGTGGGAGCAGAGCGTGCTACCAACACGCTTGAGCCGGGCGACTTGGTCATATGCCGCAACAACGCCCCACTCATGGGCATGGCTTATCGCCTGATCGCCTCTGGTCGCTCAGCTAAAATTCGTGGTCGTGACATCGGAGCCGGTCTGTACAACCTGATCAAGCGGTTGAAGCCTGCTAACCTCAATGACCTTGCTGGAAAGCTTGACAGATACCGTAACAATCAAGCAGAAAAACTTGCCGCTAACGAAGCAACCGATGCCATGATGCAAAAGCACACTGACCAGTGCGATTGCCTTACTGTTATGATCAACAACGTGGATAGCCTTGACGCCCTGCATGTCTCTTTAGACGCTCTATTTGGCGATGCAGTAGACGAATCAAGTCAAGTCGTGCTCTCATCTATCCATCGCGCAAAGGGCTCACAGGCAAGCCGTGTGGCTATACTGGCCCCTGAGAAACTGGGCCGATATCGCAAGTCCCGTCAGGCTTGCATCCAAGAAGTCAATCTAGCGTACATCGCCATGACTCGCTCCACTGATGAGCTAATGATCGTCGGCGACCACGGGTGCGACTCTAACGAAGAGTGGCTTGGAAGCATGGCCTCAATGGCAACTGATTGCGGCGTGTGAGTGTCTTAATTACACAAGGAGGGTTCGATATGTTTTACGTTACGATGACGGACGGATTTATGAGTGGCTGGGGCCACGCATCAGGAAAGATCAACAAGTTTGTCGTCCAGTGCAAAACGATGTCCGAGGCAAAGACAATCGCTTTAAATGCACGACGGCGGAAAGAGATGAAGTACGTTAGGATTGTCTCTTGCATGCCCAAATATTCCTCTCAGCGGCATTTGGTTTCGCTCCGTAGGTATGAGGACCTAGGAAGCATTTGGACCTGTCAGTGCGGAGGTGACGCATGACTGAGGACCAGATAAACCTGACCCGCTGGGCCGCTAACAGATACCCGATCGCCTCGATGGAAATTGAGGACTGGGTGCAGGAAACTCTCCTGCGCGTACTGCAAAAGCTCCACTTGTACGACGAGTCCAAATCAAAATTTTCGACGTGGGTAACGTGCGTCGTAGCGCGAATGCGAGTCGAATATATCTACCGCACTCAAGCTCTTAAACGGTGCACGCCCACGGTTTCTATTTATACCGACGAGACGGATCATTACTCGGGCGACCTGCTGCCAGAAGAGTTTGCCGTCAAAGAAGAGATGCGAGAAAAGGTTCACGAAGCGATTAGTTTATTGCCTGACGACCAAGCGAACCTTGTAAGATTAAAGCTATCTGATATACCACTAAGGAGCCTACTTGGTAGCTCAGGATACAGCACGTCGTCAAACAGGCTACGTTTGGGGTTGAACTTCATTAGGCGATACATTGGAGAACGCACATGACACAGGACAGAGTTAGCACGATAGAGTCCTACTTGAAGCTATTTATAGAGCCTGACACAATAACAGAGCTGCGAGCGTTTACGGACGGAGGCAGCTTCTCCGGCGTGTTTGACTACGATCACATACGCACGATGGCCGCTGCCGCAGCGGACATGCAAACAAGCCGTGGGGTATATTTCCTACCGCAACCGATTAGCTTGACGCCGACTAATCGCATTAGTCCAGCTAGGACTTGCGCCACGGATGCCGACGTATTAATGCGACGGTGGATTTTAATAGACGTCGACCCCACCCGTCCAGCTAATGTGTCGGCGACAGATGCGGAGCGTGCGGAGGCTTGGAGAGTTTTATCGTCAGTGCAAGCTACTATGACCGCATCAGGATGGTCTAACCCTATAGTTGCCAGTTCAGGAAACGGTTGGCATTTATGCTATCCGGTTTTGTTACCAAACGACGAGGCGACACGGGAAAGAGTCAAGTCTTTGTTAGCGGGACTAGACCAGCGGTGTTCAACGCCCGGCGCGAAAGTAGACGTGCGAACTTTTAACGCTTCTCGCATATGGAAACTGTACGGCACTCATGCTAGGAAAGGTGGCGCAACCGATGAGCGTCCACACCGTTTGGCATGGGTAACTACCGCCGCTCAGAAAAGCGAAGCGTCCGTCTTTGGAAACAATGCCGCACTAGAAACCATTCTCGCGGCGTGGCAGCATCAGGATAGTATGCTTGCCAATCTAGACCGTCAGCGTAACAGCAACAATTCTACAGCTATAGGACGTTGTCAAGCTTACCTTGCCAAAGTGCCACCATCAATCTCAGGACAGGGTGGTCACAACAGGGCGTTTCATGCAGCCATGGTCGCAGTAGAAGGATTCAACTTAAGCGAATCGGACGCCATTCTTGCCCTGTCTGACTGGAATGCTAAGTGCTCGCCACCATGGTCTGACCGTGAACTAATTCACAAAGTCAAAGACGCTAGAAAAGTTGCGACCAACTTTGGCAATCTGCTTAGGCCTAATTCCTCTGTAGCGAGCAATCAGTCTACACCGGTCGCAGCACGGGAAGACGTGTACACGGGTCCAGAAAGGATAGCTACGGACGTACCAGACACAGACGAAGACCCTGACGCTACTGCCGCTGACCTACTGGCATTACAAGCCGAAGTGCAATGGACATGGCCTAACTGGATTCAAAGGGGCACTATTACCGCACTAGCCAGCGAACCCGGAGTAGGCAAAACCAGATTGTGCGCGGACCTATTGCGAAGGGTCTATCTTGGCTTACCATGGCCGGACGGCACTCCTGCAACTCTACCAGCAGGAAGTCGAGCAATCTGGATTGCTGCGGACAGTCAGTGGTCAGAGCTAGGAGCCTTGCCTAAAGAGTTTGACTTTATGCCCGAGGCAATCGTACTTAACTCGCGCAGATCAAACCCCTACGCAGGAACCAACCTTGACACGCCGGAAGACCTTGCAAACCTTGAGAGACGCATCAGACGTATTCAACCAGCATTTGTTTTTGTAGACACTTGCGGCAGCGCAACGGACCGAAACACAACGAGACCCGAAGAGGCAAAGCTGTTTTTTAAGCCTCTTGCAGAGATTGCCACACGCTGTAACACTTCCATCATTCTGGTCACGCACCTTAACAAAGGAGGCGAAGCACTTGGCCGTCGCATCGTTGGAGCGTGCCGCCAAGTAATTAAACTAGATTGCCCTGATTCAGAGGCAGAACCGGACAAGCGAAAACTTTGGGTTGACAAGACGAACTCTAAGAAGCCATTGCCATTGCAAGTCACCATGATGGATTCAGGCAACGAGTATTTAGTTTTAACTAGCAACAACAGCGAGACTGACGAACCGGGAACCAACAGGAGACGGCCCGGAAGGCCTTCATACATTGATAATGACTTAGCTTGGCTTACTAATCATTTGACCGAGCAGGACGGAATCAGTCAGGTCAAGCCGATAATTGACGCGGCACATGTTATTGACATCTCCATTGACCGATTGTATCGAGCTATGAGGGCAAGCTCTGGATTGATTACCGAGAGCACTATTAACAATCGAAAGTATTGGACGCTTCAAGTTTCGGCGTCTGAGGACGAAGAAGGAGACGCTAGTGACTGACAAAAGAATGACTAAGTCGCAAGTCAAAGCGGCTATCCTTGAGCACGAAGCGTCTGAGTTTGGACCGGACGCTTTGACAGGACGAGAGGTTGACAAGTTTTTTAAGTCAAACAAGTGTTTTGATTTATGGTTTGACTACGACAATAAGCTGTTCGCTTACGGTTTCTTAACTCTAAGAAAAGACATTTATAGACTCGATCGACTATGTGTAACATTTGAAGGCAGGAATATTCCACACTTAGGGACGTATATTCACAATGCGCTAATAGGCGACAATAGGGAATATGCAATTCAATGTTTTGTTCCTGAGCGTTTTGTTTCCACTCAGTATTGGATGAGCAGGCACGGATGGGTGGCGGTCGGAATAGTAAAAGACTATTATCATTCTGGTGACGCTATCGAATTCATGCGGCAGAACCATAATGAAGAAGTTCCCGATCAAGACACGTCCGCTAGTTGATCGGGTAATAATCAATGTTTCTATACCCACAAGCGCAAACAAAATGACGACACTGTTTGCACCTAAGCCTAAACTGGGTGCCTCTAAACGTCCTAGACTGGTCACATCTAAAAGCTATGCGACTTGGTTGACCGAGTGTTCTTTTCTAATCGCTCCAACCATTGGAAGAGTTGACGGACTTCTGTCAATTGAGTTGATAATCCATGGCGGCAGTAGTTGGTCCTATGCAAGAGATCTGGACAACACGCTCAAGCCTACTTTGGACATGCTTCAAAAGCTCAAGATAATTGCGAACGACAACACCAAAGTAATTAGAAAAATTACTCAGCTATTCGTGCCATGCGATGGAAACTCGTATATGACAGTAGTGGTCAAGCGCATGAGTGCCGAAGAGATCCAATCTATTGAAAGCGCTACATTAAAAGCTATAGAATAGATGCGCAGGAATTCAGTCAGGAGAACAGCATGAAAATTAGGGATCGCGTCAAGCAGCTAGTTCGAGTAAAAGCCGGGGACCTAATCCCGAACGAAAAGAACTGGCGTACCCATCCAAAAAAACAACGGGATGCTTTGCAAGGCATACTTGCTGAGATTGGTTATGCCGACGCTTTAATTGCCTATGAAACACCGGCTGGTTTAAAACTAATAGATGGACACCTACGAGCGGAAACCACACCAGATACAAAGGTTCCGGTCCTAGTTTTAGACGTAACTGAGGAAGAAGCCAGCAAACTATTGGCAAGCCTTGACCCTATGTCAGCGATGGCCGAAGCTAATCATCAGATTCTTGACGATCTGCTTCGTGACGTGCATACCGAAAGCGAAGCCCTCGCTGGCATGTTAACCGCTTTGCATGAAAAGCATTTGCGCGAGCAGATGAAAGAGATGGGAAAGAACACTGAAGAACAACCGGACGAAGACTTGCCGTCAGATGATTATTCACAGTTTACGATACCATTGACTGCTGGTCAGGAACACGACGTGCGAGAAGCTTTGAAACTGGCGAAAAAAGTATTCAAAACAGAATCTAGTGGTGAGGCTCTTAGCGCGCTAGTTGAAGACTGGAAGACAATACGGGCGGAGATTAAAAATGGCTAGAAAACGAGAGTATACCGACCAGTCATGCTACGACTTAGCCGTTCAGCGAATGGAAGTGTGCTTTGACAAGTTTGACAAAGTAATCGTTTCTTTCTCTGGTGGGAAAGATTCAACGGCTTGCTTGCAAATAGCATTAGAGGCCGCCAAAAAGAAAAACAAGCTTCCGCTCGAAGTGTTTACATACGACGAGGAAGCGATCCCGCCCGAAACCGTAGAGTACATGGAAAGAGTTTCTAATTGGCCCGAGGTGTCATTCAAATGGTTTTGTGTGCCTATACAGCATAGAAACGCTTGCAGTGAAAAAGAACCATACTGGTACACATGGGCGCCTGAGGACAAACATCGCTGGGTTAGAGAATTGCCTAGCAAAGCTATTACTACGATCCCAAACTTTAAGCGCGGACTTGGCATAGCCGACAGCGTTCCGTTATTTTACGGTCCTGAGAATGGAACTATCTGCTGCGTAATGGGCATCAGGTGCCAAGAGTCAATGACACGCTACAGGGCAATAGCGTCTAAATCAAAAAAGATTCCTAAGCACATGGAATTTCTAACGCCGTCAGCCGATGCTAAGTGGATAACTAAGGCGTATCCAGTTTATGACTGGGCATCAGAAGACGTGTGGCGCGCCCCGATGATAATGGGGTGGGACTACAACAAAGCCTACGACGTCATGGAGAAATCCGGACTGTCTTTGATGCAGCAAAGATGTGCCCCACCATTTGGAGAGCAGCCTATTCGTGGGTTGCATAAGTTTAAGACCTGCTGGCCAGAACTATGGGGCAAGATGGTTGACAGGGTTGCCGGAGCCGCTACGGCTGCACGATACGCCAATACGGACTTGTATGGATGCGGTCAATCAGATGATCTTCCTGAAGGATCTACTTGGAAACAATTAACGTTTGAATTGCTAAATAAACTAACAAAAGAGTCTAAACCTGAAGTGGCAAGATCTATTTCCGCCTTGATGGGCGCGCATAGAAGTCGTTCAGGCAACGATCCAATTCCTGATAAAGATCCTCATCCAGTGTCTGGTTTTTGCTGGAGAGACATATGCGTAGTAGCAAGAGTTGGCGGCGACAAGTTTAATAGGATCACTCAAAAGATCGCCAACAAAGCCTTGGCTTATAGAATGAAGAACAACATAAAGCAGTAAAGGTGCAGCATGAGAAGCGATATGCCGATCAGTCATGTGGAATGGGTGCCTCGAGATTCAATCAGGCCGAACGATTACAATCCTAATAAGCAGCCGCCACCAGAACACAGGCTGCTCAAAGTTTCTATTCTGCAAGATGGTTGGACTCAGCCTATCGTAGTGTTTGATGACGGCACCGGTTCAAAGCCTGTCATCGTAGACGGAGAGCATAGGTGGAGAGCGTCTAACAACGATGAAGTCAAAACACTTACTGGCGGCATGGTGCCTATTGTTCGCATCAAGGGCAATTTGCACCACAGGATGATGTCCACAATTCGCCACAATAGGGCTAGAGGCGAGCATCACGTCTTACCTATGGCTGATATCGTAAAAGCATTATTAGAAGCTGGCATCAAGAAAGACGACGTCCAATTCCTGCTCCAGATGGAAGAGGAGGAAGTCGAACGCTTGGCCGAGAAAGCTGGGTTGCCTGAGAAAGTGACCAGAAGTCACGGAGATTTCAATAAGGGGTGGGTGCCAGAATGAGTGTAAGTATTGGTTACGTTAGCGGCAATTTGGACCTGACGAACTACAGGTATCCTACTACGGCGACCATGGTAAAGTCGTCAGACGGATATTCAAACAGTTCTTCAGGCGACACAATCTACGGATATGCCAACAAGCCGTGCGTAATTGTGGCTAACTACAGTCATTACTCTATCGCTGCTGGAATGTACTTTTGTATACCTGCTCCAATGCAGATTATGTCGTCGCCCTATAGCGATGAGAACGCCGCACTGATAATCGTTCGGCACAATTATCGTGGCATATTCTCGCTTGGTGGTCCCATTGAGGAAAAGGGGCGGCTTAGGTACATTGATAGCTGCTCAGACACATTGTTAATCTCTCCGCCTAGACTGGGCGATCCTTGCTTGAACTTCCTGCACTTTCCTAAAAACATCTCTCAGACCATGCACACGCATCCAAGCGTTCGCATCGGAGTCATTGCGCGAGGTAGTGGAATATGCAAAACTCCGGACGGGTCGTTTGAACTTAGTCCGGGCATGTTGTGGCTGTTGCCGGAGAATGCGCCGCATGCGTTCTTTACGCAGGATAGCACGATGGACGTAATAGCGTGGCATCCTGACTCAGACACAGGACCTAGTGACGACGATCATCCAATGATCAACAGGACAATCGTCAACGGTATCTCAGCTAATCAAATCGATTCAATTAGGACTACTGGCGAGATTAGGCGCGACTAAATCCGCACAGGTTTAAACACCTAAAAGAAGGAGGGGTTGTGGGCAGGAGCAAAGTAGCTGACAAGACTATTGCCGCGGCATTGGTCAAAGCTATGGGCAACGTCTCGCTTGCGGCAAGGCACCTTAAGATGGAGCGTACTGGGGTTAGTGTTCGCATCTCAAAGAGTTTGTATTTGCAGCAGATTTTGCATGACGCTCGGGAGTCCATGGTTGACAATGCCGAGTCGGCGTTAAATCGGTCCGTGCTGTCCGGAGAGGCTTGGGCCGTCTGCTTTACTTTAAAGACTCAGGGCAAGTCCCGTGGATACATCGAGCGTCAAGAGATTAGGCAGGTAGAATCGATTCAGGTTGAAATAGCGGAGGAGATCGTTGATGCGCATCAAGCGCGTACAGATGCAGCTACACCAGACGCAAGCTGATTTTGCAGCCTGTCAAAAACCGTATAGAGGATTTGTGGGAGGACGTGGCGCAGGAAAAACGTTTATCGGCGCGTACGACATGATCAGGCGGTCTACCAGTCCATCAGGGCGCAATCGCCTGTACATGGTAATCGCTCCGACTTACAACGTGTTATCCGACGTTACAATCCGATCATTCAAGCAACTTGCTATTAAGCTGCACTGTTACGACCCTAGTAAAGCTAGGCTCAATCCACCGTCTATGACTATGCCCGGAGGGTCCGAAATACTGTTTCGGTCCGCAGATACTCCGGAACGATTGAGAGGCCCTAACCTGTCAGGCGTATGGATGGACGAGGCGTCCATCATGCACCACGATGCCTATCTGATTGCAATCGGTGGATTGAGAGAGCAGTCTGGTGCTGGTTGGTTATCGGCCACGTTTACGCCCAAGGGACAGGGCCACTGGACATACGAAACGTTTGGCAAGAGCCGTCCGGGCAACGCTCTGTACCACTCAAGCACATATAACAATCCTTTCCTTAGCCCAGATTTTGTTCGCAATCTAGAAGGCGAGTATGTAGGAAAGTTTGCAGAACAAGAGCTGAGCGGAATGTTTGTAGACCCGGACGGCAGCGAGTGGCCATCAGAGTACTTTAGCGACGATATCTGGTTTGACGAGTGGCCGTCCACGATTGTCATTAAGACACTTGGCGTGGATCCATCAAAAGGTTCTGACGGCAAGTCCGGCGACTATTCAGCTATCGTCAAGTTAGGAAGAGATGCAGACGGGATACTCTATTGCGAGGCAAACCTAGAGCGCAGAAACACTGAGGAAATTGTTAGCGTTGTATTGGAAACACAAGGAAAGTTCCGGGCCGATGGTGTTGCCGTAGAGTCAAACCAGTTTCAACAGTTGCTAGCTGTTCAAATACAGGAACGAGCTAAAGTCGCTGGTATGCCTTGCCCCGTTGTGCAGCTTGTCAATACGGTGTCCAAGCAGGTTCGCATTCGTCGCCTTGGGCCATATCTGGCACAGCGAACGATCCGGTTTAAATCTAATAGCATTGGCACTAAACTACTTGTCTCGCAATTGCGTGACTTTCCTACGGGCAAGCATGACGATGGTCCTGATTCGCTTGAAATGGCACTGCGTGTTATGATCGATTTATACAACGGCCGTCATTCAAGAATCGTCAGGAGGGTTGGAGTATGACCACATGGTTTGAGCGACTCTTCGGCAACCGGCCGCAGCAACAATCGCCACGACAAATCCGCGAGAACCTTGAAGAACAAATCCGCATCAATCACTTGCAGCGCAAGGTCAAACTTGCTGAATCGTATGCCGACTCAGACTATTGGTTGTCGTCCTACGTGGACCTGCTGGCACGCTACAAAGATGGCGGTCAGATGGCCTACCCAATCACTCAGCCTACCGATCGTCGGTATGGTGGAAACTTTCCATTCTGGTACTCAGAGCAGCAACTGTCATTGATTCGTGCTCAGGCGCGTCTAATTACGACTATGAGCCCCAACGCTCAGGGACTGGTCAATGGACTCTGCTCATACGTCATCGGTTCTGGATACCAATACGACGTGGTAGAAAAGCCAAACCGTAATGTCCCTGAGAACATCATGATTCGCATCCAAGACACAATTGACAAATTTATTGAAGAGAACGCATGGTCAGAGATGGAGCAGGAGTTATTTACTCGATCCAGAGAAGACGGGGAATTCTTCCTACGGTTGTTTGCGCAGGAAGACGGCTCCACGATGGTGCGAGTAGTAGAGCCTGAGCAGGTATTCATGCCGCCCGGAGGCTCGCTGTACGACTTCTCCTACGGCATCAAGACTGATCCTGACGATGTGTGCAACATTCTGGGCTACTCAGTCGCATATGTTGCCTCTGCTGGCGAAGATGGGTCGAGCAATCCAATGTCAGCAGAGGAAGTGCCAGCCGACGAAATGATCCATATGAAGGTAAACGTCAAACGCAATATCAAGCGTGGACTCAGTGACTTTTCCTATGACACTCTAGACGCCTTTGCAGTCGCTACAAAGTTGCGAACCAACCTAGGAGAAGGCGCAGCCGTTCAAGCTGCAATCGCTGGTGTGCGGCAGCACGATGCCTCGTCGGTCGGACAGGTTGATACGTTCATTAACTCTTCCTCAGACTACACTCAATACAGTCCGGTCACGCAGAAGGGCACAGACTTTCAGCAGATCAAGTCCGGCACGTTTATGGACATTCCAAAAGGAATGAATTATGTGCCACCACCAGCGGCCGCTAATTCACAAGGGCATCTTGACATTATGCAAGCGTTGCTAAGATCAGCAGGGAACCGACACAACGCTCCAGAGTGGCTAGTTAGCGCAGACGCTTCAAACAACAATTATGCTTCCAGCATGACCGCAGAGTCGCCATTCCTGCGCCACTGCAAACGGCTACAAAAACTATATGAGCGAACTTTCCTACGGGTAATTCGTGCGGTAATTCAAAACGCCATTGATGCAGGAAAGCTTCCTCAGGCGACCATGAAATACATTGACATTGTGGCAACCGCTCCACAGTTGGAAGTGCAAGACACAGCGGGAACAGCTAATGCCAACCAGACGTATGTGACACTTGGCATCAAGTCCCGTCAAACAGTCGCGCAAGAGTTAGGATTAGATTGGGACACTGAGTTGACTAACCAGCAGGAATACGCTGAGCAACTGGGCAACACCGGTGGCGTAAATCAGTCAGACGATGCAGGCCCAAGCGCCCCTGCTCCAGAACAGCAGCCGGTCGCACCGGGTAACAACGAACCGCCAGAACAGACTGAGGAAACAAGCGACTTTACAATCAGGGATCGCCTGTAATGAATTACGTCTCGTCACGCATAGCGGCTCGACAAGGCATCCTGCGCGTAGACACGCTCGTAAAGTCTGACGAGAGAGCAGACATAATTGACAAGAAGATCCGGGGCATATGGAAGAGGATACAAGCCCTGTTAGCTGAGCGACCAATTAATCTCAATACGCAGCACTTGTTAGCGGCATTGTTAGTAGAAATTAACACGGCCGCAATCGCAGGCACCGGTGACACTCTTAGACGTATTGTTAAGCAATCCCGCATCCAGACGGCAAAGGACTTAGTCGGATCGGTCCCCGTTGAGTACATTAATCTTGCACTCGCTGGCAACCGAGCAAACTTATCCAACAGGACAATAGTTCCGGTGACTGAGGCTCGGCGCGCCACTCCTGCTGAACGGGCGCAGATCGAGGCCATACTCTTGCCAAACGATGACGAGGAAGACGTCAACCGCATCGTTTATTCTCCGACTCATGGCGCTAGTTGGGAGCAGAGATTCGCTTCTCAATCGCAACTGGCGCCACCTGCTGTCTTAGCCGCACAGGTGTCGCTGGCATTGCTGCAAGGGCAATCTGTTCAACAGTTGACTGCTCAGTTAGCTCCGATAGTTGACAACGTCATGACATCAGCCCGAAGAATTGCAAGGACGGAGTCACTAAGAGCGTCAACTGAAGCGACTCTAGCCATGTACGAGAACCTTGGGCCACTTGTCATCGGTTACCAGATTCACGCAATTCTGGACTGGAGAGTGCGTCCACATCATGCGGCTCGACACGGAACAATCTACTATCGCAATCCAGAACCCGGACAGCCGTCTATGCTTCAAATGCCACGACCACCAATTGAGGAAGATGGATCCGTTGCCTACAATTGCCGATGCACACTGTCCGCCGTCATGCAGCCGTCTAAAGCGGTAGAAGATGATCCCGCACTCAAAGCATTATTTGCCGACGTTGCTGGGTCAGTCATCCCTGATCCACGAACATACGACCGATGGTTTGATCATGCAAGCGAGGCAGAGAGGCGTTGGGCAGTAGGGGCGCGCCGCATGGCCGCAGCACGTCAAAAGCTGCAACCCGGAGAACCACTCAGGTGGGCATCAATGGTTGACCCACAAACTGGAACACTGTTGCCTCACAACGAAATAGTAGCAGAGACACCACGACGTAGAGTCGACAGAATCCAACGTGTCAGCGACATTATTGCTGACCGATCAGAGTTGCACCGTCAAATTACCACATACGGCTATCTTCCAACGGAGCCTGTAATAGGTCGCCGTGCAGAGCCTAAAAAGAAGCCGCGCAGGCCGTCAGCCGGAGCACGGTTCGCAGACCTAGTGCGGGCCAAGATGAAGGCTAGACGGGGCAAAAACAGGCGCAGAAGTTGACACAGCTATTGCGCTAGAGGTACAAAGTACATATGGCAAGAACCATTCGCACAATCGAGGCAGTCACATCGTCCGCCGCCATGGAAGTGGATCGAGACGAGGGCATTATTCGTGGCGTCAAAATTCTAGGACTTGTTAGCGACAACAACCGCAAGTATATGCCAGAAGCGGTGCGAAAAGCCAAGAGCCTGTATGAAGGCATCAAGGTAAACATCAATCACCCAGCTGAGTCGGGCGACGTTCGCAACGCAGAAGATCGTTTTGGCAAACTGATCAATGTCAAGTACGTCGAAGGCGAAGGGCTTTACGGCGACCTAATGTTCCTCAAGTCGCACCCGATGGCTGAACGTATCTGCGAGGCAGCAGAACGCAACGACATGAACGACACGTTTGGACTATCCCACAATGCGCAGGGCGATGGTCAAGAAGACGACGATGGCTGTTTTGTGGTAAACTCAATCGTGGAAGTTCGACACGTTGATTTAGTAGCGGACCCAGCCACAACAAAGTCACTACGAGAGGCGCGCACACGCATGAAAGCTAACAATAGATCTATTAAAGAAGAAACGGATTTTGAAAACAGTGAAATTAAAAGATATCTAGATGAGTTACTTAAATGGCCGACTGCCAAAGTTCTAAAACATCATGTTGACAACACTGGCGGCTATATTAAATCGAAGTATACGGCTGCTGAAATGGGAGGAAAACAAGCATTAATTGGAGACATCCTTCGTGCAAAGTTTCCTGCTAAGACAGTAAAAGATTTCTTCGCTTGGGAAGACTCTAAGAAAAAGAATAAGAATAGAAAGCCAAGGCCAAGATACGGCGATCATCTACTTGGAGAATCCGACACGCCTGACGACGAAGACAAAGAGATGACTGAGGCTTCAGGGGGCATATTAGGCCCCATCATGAAGGAAATTACATCTAACGTAAGTAAAGCCAAGGAAGCTATAAAGACCGCAAAGGCGCAGGGCGCAACTGTTAGACAAAAAATAAAAGGATCGTTAGGGGCAAAAATAACGGCAGAATTAAATAGAGTGTTGTATGCAGCTAGTGGAGCGTTAGACACGCTAGCCATGCAAATTCACACTATGGAAACCGATCCTACTTGGGCAGGAGAGGGAATTATGCCTGACGACGAATTTGTGGAAGGAGAAGACATGGACGACGAAGACAAAGAGATAACTGAGGCTACAAACTTTGATGATAAGCAATTAGATTGGATCAGGAAAAACGTTTACGATGCGTCTAAAATGGGCAAGGTTAAAACGCTTGCTAAGACTGCTCAAGCAGCTATCTCCGAAATTAACAAATGGCTTATGGGAGCGAATCAAAATCATTCTGGCCCCAGAACGGCCGCAACTTTTGGTCATTATCGTGACGCATTAACTTCTGTTCCAGTCAATTCTACATTGTCCGATTTGGCAAACTTAGACCCAAGCAAATATATTAACAACGACGCGTTTTCTGAATCTAAGATGAGAGAAGCCGAAGACGTAGACGAAGATGAAATGATGACCGAGGCGGACGATATGCCTGTAGAAGACCCTTCAGAAGAAGAGATGACTGAGGCGATCAGCTTACCAGACAAGCAAGAGGCAAGGGACTTTATCAACCAAAGTAGTCTAGCTCTTCACAAGCTTATGAAAATGCTTAAAGATGTCGATGCCGATGAAGATGGTGCTAAGACCAAGCAAGCAATCAAAACAATAAGTAGCACAACCGACAAAATTATAAAAGAGCTAAGTAGCTTAGACGCTCAATTGCTAGCTGCAAGTGCTATAAAAGAATCAGAAGATGAGTCTGAAGACGAGATGATGACCGAAGCTGACGATATGCCCGTGGAAGATCCTTCTGAAGAAGAGATGACTGAAGGTGATGGTTCTTCGGGAGACGGCAGCTCTTATGTTATTCAGCAATGGGAAGATGGAAAATTTAATAAGCAAGGCGGCCCCGAATATCCAACTAAAGCTGCTGCTCAAGCTGTAGCGGATAGGGGGACCAAAATGCTGCATCCGTCGTTAAGAGGCGGAGGTGTAGAATATCGAGTCGTTAAAATTGATCGTAGGGGCAAAGTAATTAAAGAATCCGACGATATGCCTGTAGACGAAACCGAAGACGAGTTGGCAATCGAGGCAGAAGACGACTACACCGAAGAAGAGTACTCAGACGACGAGGACAAAATGGCCATGGAAAGCAAGAGACGATTACAGCAGTTTTGCAAAACCAATGGGGTTGTGCTTACTGAAGGCTTATTGAAGGACTTGAAACCATTGACTGAGGCAGCGCAAAGGCGTTGTATTTTGCGCATCAAACTGGCGTCTAAGGCGCGCAAACCAAAGTCGTCTGGTAGCATGATGCCAATGACGGAAAGCAAAGTTCACACTGGCGACAACGTATTCAACTGGCTCAGATCCTAAGGAGTAAATAATGGGCAGCACTTTTGGTGGTTCTCGGTTTGTTCTGCCATCGGGCGTTACGACTACTGTTTTGAATGTTCCCGCTTCGACTCAGATTAGCATCGGCGACCTGCTCTACTGGAACGGTACAGCAGCCGTGCCACTTAGCGCGGCAACCGGCTCGGGCACGGCCGCAATTGATCAGGCAACTATTGCCGCATCATTTGTGGGCGTTGCACAACAAGGCCGTATTGCCGCGCAGACAACTACTGGGTATCCCGACTTTCCAATCACTGGGATCCTGATCGGCACAGACGTCGTATACGAGGCTACCTGCGCCTCGGCCACGTTTGAGTGCGGAGACCTAGTTGGCGTGCTTTCCGCTGCTACAGGGGCCGTGGGTGACATTGCAGACCAATCCGTGGTGGCGGTATCACAGCCAAACCTTGCAATCGGTTACGTTGTTAATAAGTATTCGACTGCAACGACTCTTGTCCGGGTGCGCTTGCTCGGCAAGAACCAAGTTAGTTTTGCTAATCCAAACGCACGACAGGTTGGTAGCGGTCAGGTTGCAGGGCCCGGCACTTTGGCCGCTGCTGCCGATACCACATTGACCGTGGCTTCCGCCTCCATTCAAGTCGGTGTCCCAACTGGCACCCGTGTTGTGACGCTCCCAGCCGTCGCATCATCCAAGGGCTTGGTGTTCTACGTGGTAAACAATGCGGCCGCAACTCACGCATTCACCGTGAAAAACGCAGGTGCAACAACCATCGGATCGGTGGCGGCAACCAAGACCGGAATCTTTTTCTGTGATGGCACCGCATGGTACGCCACCATCGGATCCTAACTTAACGAAAGGGGAATAGAATGAGTGTTAACACGATTAAGCTTCGCGACCTGTTTGAGTCTCGATCAAAGCAATCTAACGGCCGCCTTCGTTTCTTGACCGAAATGAAGAATGGTCTTGGATTGTGCGACAAAGACGGCAACGATTACAAGGACTTTGCTGGCAATCGCATCCTTAAGGATCGTCACCTGCGCGCTGAAGATTTTAGCCTTGCGGAGCTTTGCGAAGCCATCGTGGGGCCGACTTGGAAGAATCTATTTAACCCTGACAGCCGCGAACTGGGTCGCTACACTACGGCTCGTTCGCTAGTCGAAGCAGCCGGTGGCAGCAGGGCCCTGATTGAGTCGACGGGCGTTGGTGTTGATCCAACTGCGTTCTTAAACATCAATACTTTTACCTCCGTTGTTGGCGGTTTGGTAGAAGTAAAGATTTTGGAAGCGTTTAAGAACCCAGCGTTTATCGGCGATGCACTTTGCCCCGCAGAGCCGACTAAGCTCAACGGTCAGAAGATTATCGGGGTCAATCGTCTGGGCGACCGTGGCAAGAAGCGTTTGCCTGGTGAAGCGCACACCAGAGCTCAGTTTAACGAGCGATGGGTGCAGACACCAGAAACCCGTGAAAACGCACTTGCTGTTGACGTCTACAAAGAGACCATTTTTTACGATTTGACCGGCGACCTGATGAACGTTGCCGGATCGGTTGGCGAAGAGCTTGCGTATCGTCGTGAGCTTGAAATTCTCGGACTCGTAGTAGGAGCTACCAACAGTTTCAACTACAACGGCACGGCGTACAACACCTACTCGACTTCGCTGGGCGCCCTTGGGTATTTCAACGACTTCTCGAACCCGCTAAACGACTGGACAGCTATTCAGGCTGACATGTTGAAGTTCGCCCGCATGCAGGACCCCGGCACCGGCAAGCGCATCCTGACTATGCCTAATACGATCCTTGTCAATCCTGCTAAGGTAGCGACCGCAAACCTTATCCTGCAAGCCACTAGCACGGAGCGCAGGACCGGAACGGGATCGCCGACTCAGACGGGTAGCAATCCGCTCAACATTAGTGTTACCGGAAGCAACCCTTACTCGGGCCAATTCCAGATCCTGTCAAGTCCTCTGCTTGAGCAGGTTTGCACGGCGTCTGCTGCTGATGGTGGCCTTGCTCTTAGCCAAAGTGATGCCGATGAATATTGGTGGATGCTTGAAAGCGGAAAGTCATTCCGCTACATGCAGAACTATCCACTTAGTGTTGCTCAGTCTGCTCCTAACCAGTATGAAATGCTGGATCGGGGCATTGTGGCCAGTTACTTTGCCAACGAGCGTGGTATTCCATCGGTCTGGTCCCCATGGCATATTGTTCGTAACAAGGTTTGATAGGAGGCGACTATGTCGCGCAAACAACAAGCGTTTGAGCCTGACTCTGTTGAGCAGGCTCAGTCCGTTTATCGTGCCTCGTTCATGTACCTTCCAAAAGTGACGCTTGAAGCGTGGAACGAGGAAGACGCTGCTAACAAATACAGGGACAAGTTTGACCTGTGCCCGTCCCGTGAAATAGTTGTGGAAAAGGTGACCAATGGCAGCCGTTGACGATCTTGGCGAGGCCATCAATCAGATCGCCGCGCAGATCAGGGACATTACGGCAAATCCTAAGCCGGACTATTCTGTCAACGGTCAGTCAATCTCTTGGGCATCCTATTTATCCATGCTGACTGAGCAGATTACAAAGCTGCAACAGACGCAACAAACTCTCGCTGGGCCGTACCAGCGAATCTCAAGGATACGTCCATGAAAACGGCAATTATTGATGCTAACACTTCGGGCAACTATGTGGTTTTGACGGGAATTCCCGGCAAGCGTTTTCGTGTTTATGCCTACATTCTGTTTTCGGCGGCTAACAATTACTTTATTTGGAAATCGGGCACTACCGCATTAAGCGGACAATTGCACATGAGCGCCAGCAGCAGCGCGGCAATTCACCTTGGAGACAACTGGCCCGGTGGTGGAATGCCCGTGCTGCAAACAGGGGCC